CCGAAGAACTTAATCTTGCATCTGGTACTGTACCACTTGTTAAATTTGTTGCTGAAAGAGTTGTTAAATTAGTTGATGTAGCAAGAGGAATACCACCTGCTGTAGCACCATCATGTACGACTAAAGTATCTTTATCAGTATCAACAGTTACTTCTCTTAAAGAACCAGTAAAAGTTGAATGTTGAGATGTTGTTCCACCTCTAAGTTGTAGTAGTTTTGCCATTTTATATTTGTCTCCTTATTATAATGTTCCAAAATCTAATTGTAGATTTGTTCCATCAATAGTTCCTATGTTAGTTAAGTTGTTGTTTTGACCATCTAATGCAGCACCTAATTGAGGTGATGTATCTTCCACTATATTGTCTATTGCATTTGGATTTGCAGTAGCACTTGTAGCTATTGTATCTAGTTTAGTACCATCTGTACTAACGTCTCTGCCATCTACAGTAAAAGTTTGAGTATCTAGGTTTCCACCTAATTGAGGTGTGCCATCTTGAACAATGTCTGTAAGTGAACCAGCAACTACAGTTATCCAAGCACTTCCATTATAATATTTTAAAGCATTAGCTGTACTATTATAAACTAAATCACCTTCATCTAAACTTGTTGTAGGATCTGTTGAAGCAACTCTATATCTTTCACCAAACTCATTTACAGTTCCAATATTATTTCCAACTTCATTAACATTGGCAATTGAACCACCTACTAAATTTACATTATCAATGTTTGTTACAACTGTACCTATATTATTTGAACCTGCTAAATCTGTTGCGACAGTTCCTATGTCTGTAGCATCTCCTGCAACAGAAGTTACGTTAGCTGATATACCTGCAACTGCAGTTATGTCTGCTGAAATTCCAGCAACTGCCGAAATATTATTAGTTGGAGAAATTTGTCCAGCAACAGTAGTAACATCAGTTATATCATCAGCTACTAAATCAATTACTGATGAACCTGCTGTGCTTGTTACTGAATCTGTAATTGCACCATTATCTATAATGTGAGTAAAGTTATTACTTAAATCTTGACCAACAACAGTTATATTACTTATATTAGTTGTGATTGTATCTATATCGTCTGCTACACTTGTAATATTAGCATCATTAGCAGCTACAGTTGTAATATCACCTGAAATAGAAGCTACAGTTGTAACTTCAGTTGCCTTTGGTGTTAATCTATGAAAAGTATAAGTATTTAATGTTGTGCTTGTTTCAACTAATACACCATAACCAGCAGTTAAAACTGTAGAACCACACCCTGTAATTGTTACTGTAGATGCACCAAGAGTTCCACCAGATATTGTTACAGTTCCTGTACTTGGAGTTCTTGTACTTGCTATTTCTTTAATAGAAATAATAGTACCAGCACCATCATTTACATCTGGATTAGTATTTGGAAAACTTGTTTCATTAGCAATAGCTACAAAACCACCAACATCATCTACTAAATCTACAATTCTAGCATCAATAGCAGCAGTTGTTGCTACATAAGCATCTGAACCAGACCAAGTATCTCCTGATTCTATTGTTTCAGAACTATCTTGTCTAAAGTATCTTCCATCAGAAGCTGATGTTGTAAAAAATGTAGTATCACCTGGTGTATGTCCAGATTGTTCAGCATTAGTTACAATAACTGCGTCTGCAATTTTATCTGCTGTAACTGAATCTGCTGCTAAATGAGCGTTGTCTATACTAGCATCAACATATTGATCTGAGTCAATAGAATTTATTGCCATCTTGGCAACTGTAATTTGTGCGTCTGCAATATGAGCTGTGTCTATTGAACCTGCAGCGTAATGTTCACTATCAATAGCATCATCTGCTATATGAGCATTGTCAATACTACCATCTGTATAATGTTCGCTATCAATAGCGTTATCAGCAATTAGAGAAGCAACTATTTGGTCAGCAGCAATGTGTGCAGTATCTATACTACCATTTGTGTAATGTTCTGAGTCTATTGCATTATCAGCAATTTGAGCTCCAGTAATTGCATCAGCATTAATTTTTGCAGTAGTGATTGCATCATCAATTATATTAGCTGTTGCAATACTTGCTATAGGAATAGATTTATTTGTGTTAGCTAGAGCTCCAATGAATACGCTAGTAATAGCTTCACTAGATAAAGATCCTGAGTCCCAAGATACTGTAACTGTTGTATTTGTAGAAAATGCTACTGCTGTAATTGATCCATAAATAGTTCCTGGTGTACTTGCAGTAACTTTAACTCTACGTCCAACATGATAAATAGCTGCTACGTTTACTCCATCAATTGTAAAACTTGTTCCTGATACGTAAGTAGGTGTATATGCACCTGCTCCATCTCCATATTCAATCCATTCAGCATCATTATAATGCTGTCTAATATCAGCCATAACACTTCTAAAAGCATTATTAATATTTGATGGTAGCATTCCTTCAGCAACTGAAACTGAATCAGTTCCTGTAGCTGTATTGTTTGCTGCTGTTGTGTCGTATTTACCTAAAAATGTTCCTGCCATAAATCTCCCTATTCCATAAACCAACTGTAAGCTTTATTGCTTTCAGTATTGTTTTTGTTAACTAATGTATTAATTGCTTCTTCAATTTGTCTTTGAAAAAATTCTTGTGTCTCCATAGAATATCTAACATTATCTATGTCTGTTGAATCACTCATTATCTATATCCTGCTTTTGATGCAACAAGATCTATTCCTTGTGCATGATTAAATGTAGTTCCTGAAGCTATTTTTACATTAGCTCTTATGTATCTACCTGATTGTCTAACTGGGTTAATACCACTTGTTAACATAGAAGATGAACTAGATTCTGTTTCTGTATCTGCTAATCTTTCTCTAGTTTTTACAGTAACTGTTGCTTCTGCATCTACTATTGGTCTAACTCCTTGAATGTTAGTTCTGGCTCCTTTAAAACCTTCTATCTCTGCTGTTTCTATTTCACACTCATTTGAGTTTCCTGAAAAGATTGCAGCTTTAAATTCGTTATCTATTGCACCTAAAAACATTTGTCCACCATCCCAATAATCTGTATCTAAAGCAGCGTTAATATCTTCAAGGTTTTGAGATATAATATCCATTAATTCTACTGTATAAGCTCCTACAAATTGTGAAAATATTTGACTAGCATTTGTTTTAGCTAAAGACCATTTTTGTGTAGCATAGTTATATATAATTATTCTATCACAAGTACCTGTTGTATTAGAAGTATTATTAACTGATGGGTACAACCACATAGCTAATGTATTAAAAGGATCTGTTGCTGCTACTATTCTATCAGAATATGCTTTATTTAAATCAGCATCAAAAAATCTGTTAACTTTTTCTACTCCAATACCTACTACATTATCACCTTGTATTTCATAGAATCCGTCATCAGCATAAAAGAATACACGTCTATTATCTTGACATACTGTTTTTCCGTATACTGCTCCTCTGTTTGGAGATATAACTGACAGTCTAAATACTGTTGCTCCACCAACATAGTCCATACGAACTATTTGATTTTGTCTAAATACATAACCTACTTCTCCAGAAGTTATAGCTACAACTCTACCACCTGATCCTGGAAGGTCTTGGTAGTCTGATTGTTTACCTGACCATATAGTTATGTCATTAATACCAGACCATTGAATTCTGTTTGTTGCTCCACTAATATTACCTACAACTAAGAAATCCCTAATTACTCCAGAGACTCTAAACAAAGGACAAGTCCCTGCTGTTTGAATTGCTGTAAGATTAGCAAAGTTAGTTGATGTTCCCATTAAATAATATTGAGCTGCATCTACTCCATTACTTGCAATTACGTATTCACCAAATTGTGTGAATGTCCAATAGTCATCATCATCTCCTGTTAAGCTTCCTTTACGAGAAGTAAAAGTTCCTGATGCTAATTGAAATAAATCTGTTTTAGTTGCTACAAAATTAAATACAGCATTAGAGTTATCTCTAAATGATCCTGAACCATGTGCATCTGTAACAGTTGTTGATGCTCCTGAGTATGATACTAATGATGGGAATCTTTTATAAGATCCTAAAGCATGGTAAACATTAGTTGCTACGTTAGCCCCTTTCATACCATGTTCTGGTTGATCAGGCATCCATTCTCCAAAAGGTATTTGCATTATCTAGACCTGTAAAATGATAAGTCGGTTTGTATATCTGTTCTTTGTTGAACAGGAGCTCCACCATATGAATCTTGTTTGTCGTTATTTTCGCATCTTTCCATAGCTGCGATATACATTTGTAACCATTGTTGAACTTGGTTAGGATCTATACCACCTAAGAAGTTAGCTGCATGGTATAAAGAACCATACAAATATATTCCAGGGTGATTAGTTAATATGTAATTAGATGTAGCTGTATCGCTTAATGCTGTAAATCTTTTATAATATGATAAGTAACCAGTATAAGCTGTGTCTGGTGCAGGGCCAAATCTTAAAGATTCTGCTGCGTCATCACTTTGAATTGTATAAACTCTTGGTCTTGCAGTTGTAGATCCTGCCTTAATTTCAAACATATTATGAGGTGTAATATATTTTAATGCGTACTTAGTAGCAGCAGACAATATATAAAATGATCTTACTCCAATAAAACCAGTAGGAACTGTTTCAGTTTCTGAGTCTATTGTAATAGCATCAATCTGTTCCATTTGTCTTATTCTTAACTTAGCATTGAAATCAGCTTCAGCTAATCCAATGAAATCGTCAATTTGATTTGTTAAGTCAGATCTATTAAGCCAATCTGCTATAGATGCTTTTAGTCCTGAATATGTTGTTAATGCCATTATAAATTTCCTTCAGCTGTTCTAAAATATCTAAACTCACTACTATTAAGTTTAGTTCTCATTATTTTTCTTTGAATGTCTTTAGGTAATTGAAACCAGTTGTTAGTTCCGTTATATTCTTTAGCCCATATTGAAAGTATTAAAGGTGGAATACTTGCCACTCTTTTCATTTCTTTAGCACCTGAGATATAACCTCTGTCATGATTGTAAAGAGCTTTGTTTCTTTTTAACAAAGGGTTTACATCTTGAGAATTATTAATAGTCAATTGACCATTAGACTCTTGGATGTATTTAGTCTTTACACCTGCATCATATTCTATTGATCTTACTCTAGCCATAATTATTCAGTTAGTTCTGTTACATATAAATTTGCTGTTCCAATTGCTGCTACTTTTTCTCCACCAGATACTTTAAAATATTCTATATCTTTTGCAGGTAAAAAAATTTTACTTGAAGTTGCTGTTGGAGCTATTCCAAATTCTATATGACAATCTGCGTCTGCTACTATTCTAACATATTCTATATTATCTCCAAATGCATCTGTTGCACTTGATGTACCACTAGATGATAATTTTTGAGTTGTAATAGGTCTCATTGCTATATGCATTTTATTTTCCTTTTGTTTGGGGATGTTGCCACCCCCATAATTAATTATCTTCTTATAACGAAAGTAAGTTCCATTTTAGAAGCATTTGTTGAGCCACCATCTGTGATAGCTTCAATTACTGATCCTTCGTTTACTTCGTTTAAACCTGAGGGTTCTGCAGTATATTGTTTTCCAGCAGAACTTGCAGCTATATGACTAATAGCTCCAGTAGTACAAGCTACACCATCTATTTCAAAAGTAATCTCTGCTGTTCCTGTAGTAGTTACTTTGTTATGTGCAAAAATTTTAATAATTCTACCTGAGTCTGGCACAACAACAAAAGTTGAAGATGCTGATGATACGTCAGGTATTGCTGATGTTATAAAGTAGTCGTTTAATGTTCTCATTTTATTATCCTATTGTTCCGATCATAACCTATCTCTGATCTTCAATGTTTAATTAAATAATAGGGGAGTAGTATTAGGTTACTCCCCTATAGATGTGTTTTATTATGAAGTAGTTAAGTCAGCAACTAAACCTGAAGCTGCTTCGTTTCTAGATTCAAGAGTTGCTTCTACAAGAAGTTGTCTTTTTTCTGAGTCACCAGTTTTTGCTAGTTCATGCATAGAAAAGTCTCTTAAGAATGCAATACCGAAATATTCCATATCAAGTACATAAGCGTCTCTATCTCTAGAGAATCTATTAGGTACTACTTGAAGTTGACCAAAGTCAGATGCGTACACGTCTACTGAAGTGTATAAAGTTGCATCTGCACCAGCGTCAAATCTAGTAGAATTACCAGTAAATCCTGATAATTTTTGCTTGTTGAAAGGCCCACACATAATCATAGATGGGTCTCCACCAGCATTCCATACTGATTTGATTACTGCTTTAAGAGATGCTTCAGTGAAAGCTCTTTGAGTTCCATCAGTTCTAGCAGTGTTTCCAAGACCAGTTCCTGTTGTACCATCACCTGCTTTATCATCATTACTGATAACCCAAGCTCCAAGAGTTCCCATTTTTCTTGCTGTTGTTGCATCACCAGTTTCTTCAGCAATGTTGCCAGTAATAGTAGCTTCCATGTCTCTTTTTAGTTCTTTAGCTTTTTTAGCTATTTGGTAAGCGATTTCAGATGCTCTACCTGCTTTATCTACAGACTCTTGAGTTCCAGTGATAACTACAGTTTTATCCATAATTTGTGCACTGTTAGAAAGTCTAACTGTTGCAGTTGATGCGTCTAAAGTTGCTTCGTCACCTTCAATAACAGCATTGTTAGTTACTGCTGCTTCAAGTGCGTCTGTTTGCCATTCGTGAACTACTGCAGTTGCTTGTGTTTTAGCAGCAGAACTTAAAAATGGTGTATCTGTTGGTGAGATTGAGTAGATAACGTCAGAAAGATCTTCTCTTTCGCCTACTGAATCATACGTGTCAAACGTATTAGTTGGTTGTGCCATTGTTTATTTCCTTTGTTGAGATTTAAGATTAATCATATCAGCTATGGCAGACTGGGCATCTTTAATGTGACCAGACTTTCTTAGCGTATTGATTTTATTTCTTACTTGCTCTCTACCTGAACTAACATCCGATTTAGCAACACCAGCTTTTAAAACCTTGGGAGCATTTGCTACCTTCTTAGAAGCTATAGGTCTTTTATCTGTTCTAGATTTAAAACTCATAGCGTCTTTTGCAACCATTAAAAATCTATGGTCTGCAAGGCTTCCTATTTCTTGATCATTAAAACCATAGTCTCGTAACGTATTACGCATACTAAGTTTAAAATTATCAGCTTTATTAGGATCGCTAAACTCTGGTATTTTTGTTGCAGCTAATTCTTTTTGTGTTTGAAGGTAACTCTCATATTGTTGAGATTGAACTTCTCTTGCTTTAGACTTTAAAGATTCTATTCTGCTACTTTCTTGTCTTAATTCAAAGTCAAGTCTTGAAGCTTCTGTAGGATCTTCTTGGTAAAGTTTAGCAAGGTCTTGTCCACCTTGTTTGTTTTTCACAAATTGATCAGCTGTCGAAATTAAATCGTTTAGTTCTGATAAACGAGTGTCGTAATTTTGACGCAAACTATTCTTTTGAGTTTCAAGATCTCTCTTTTCCATCCCTAAAGTATGAGTTTTTTGTCTATAATCCGAGTCTCTAGAATATCCTGCTTTCAGCTCATCGAGGCTCACCTCTAACTCTTGACCACTTACTTTTACTCGGTGGAGTTCTGGTGTCTCTAATTCTGTTGTAGTTTCTTCTTCAGTCTCAGTATTCTCAGTTGTCTGTTCTACTGGAGTTTCGTTCGACTCTGATTGACTCTCTTGAACTTCCTGTGTCTCAGGAATTGACTCTGAAGGTTCTGCTTTAGTTTCTGGTACTTGAGTGTCCTTTGTAGGATTCAGTATTCCTGAAATTTTTTCTGCTGCACCTTGTATTGGATCTGCCATTGTATCGTTCCTTCCATTGGTTGACGAAATTGAAGTTTCGTTAGATTAACTTCGTTTGTTTAATTGCTCTATATCTGCTTGAGCTAGCCTTCCACTTGACATAACACTTAGTAAATGTCCTTTGATTTTATCCACCATATTAAAGGCTACCCAAAGGTTTCTACGAGTATCATCGTCTGCGAAACTTGTGTTAAAGATCTCTAGTCTGTAAATTTCAGAAAGATCTTCAAATGCTTTCTTTAGAAGGGGATCGTCCAGCAGCTGCTGGGCTCTCTTGCCCTCCCTTATTAGTATTTCCTTGTCCATCATTAAAGAATTGCTTCTGTCCTCTCACTATTTGCCCCATTAGATCTCCTGATTTTTGTAGATCAGTTTGTTCTAACATGGATCTTCGTTTAAGTTCTAGTTCATCAATTTTGGTATTGTATTTCAATTCCATTTCTTTGATGGCTAGTTCATAGTCTAGAAGTGCTTGTCTCATTTTGCCTTCTAATCCTTTAGCTTCCGTTTCTGCCTTTAATTGTGCACGTTGGTTTTCACCTTGTACTTGGGCTAACGTCACCTTCTCAAATTCAGTAGGTGGCTTAGGAGGAATAGGTGGCATTTGTGCTGCTCCCACTTCTGGATCCATGAAGTATGGTTCTATACTATTTAGACCTGCATTTTCAACTAATTTTTTCAAAGAGTTGTAAATATTTCTTAGATTAACCATTGGGCCATGAACATTCTGTTGTAGATTGATTGCTGACATTTGTCTTTCTAATATAGCATTCATCAATATTAACTGCTGTTCTTTTGATCCAGTACCTAATCCTACTTGTACTGTAATATTAACTCTGTCTTTCCATTCGTAAGGTCTCATAGGAATATACTTTCCTCTGATTCTTACTATTTGTTCTTTATTCTGATACTTGCAAGTAAGCTCAAACATCTTTAAGGCTAAATCTTTCACACCAGTCTCAGCAAAAATTCTGGCGATTAACTCCATTCTCATTTGCGATTGTGTTAGACTTTGGTTTTGACCAGTTGCTGTACTGCTTAGTGCATTTGAATCTAGCCCTTGTGATTGTTTTGTTACGCCTGTTCTAGTTTCTTTAACAGAATCTAAATAAGCTAACATACCACTTGCCTGTTCTGTAATGGGTTGAGCCTGAATAGGCATCATTACATTTTGAGGAGGTTGTTTCGTTCTCACGATTCCTCCAGGACGATTCGTTAAGAGATCATCCATAGACACTTGTCCATCTTGTACTGCAACTCTATTATTATTTGTTAGATACATATTGTCTAACATCTGTCGCATTACAGTTGATTTTATTAATTGTATATCTTCTACTAATTCAGCTACACTTCTTCCATAGAATCTGTGTGGCATGATAACTGGAGTCATAGATATAAAAGGCATTGTATCTATTTCTTCCATATCAAGAAATTTCTTACCATCACCTGCAACAGTGATTTTTAATAACTCTGCTTTACCATCACCATCTACATCCATTCTTACATAGCATTCGTGAATTAAAACATCCTGTGTACTTTTATCTCCATCTGTTTCTCCATGTGAAAAGTCTACACCTTGGTGTCTTGTAAATTTATCTTCTGTATAATAATCACCATCACCTTGTGGTAATGACTCTACTAATTCTTTATCATAACCCATCTCTATTAATTCTGTTCTTGTTTTGTTCACTCTGTGACAAACAAAATTAGCAGTATCAATTGATTTGCATCTACGTTCAATTAAAAATTCTTCTGGTGGTACTGGTTCTATTTTAACCTTACCATGAATTTCTATTCTATTAATTACTACATCATGTAGTTTAACTGTATCTATTTCTTTACCAGATGCATCAGTTATTTTTTCTTCGTATTCAGTATGATTTTTAACTTTAATTTGATCCATAGAAACCAAATCATTAAACTCATCATCTGTTAATCTAGAATATTCTTCTCTTTCAATTTTTTGTGCATCATCCCAATATACTTTTAGGATTCCATTCTTTTGGATCAATGCATCTTTGAATGCTGTGTATAACGCTAAGAAACCATCATTCTGTTTATAAAATATATAGTTTAAATAGTCAGAACATTGTCTAGCCATTTCTTCATCTTCAGGCCCTTGTCCTTCACAACTAAATACATTATCACCTGATGTAAAAATTCTCATCAATGATGGCATTAAACTTTCTACTGTATCTAAAACATCATTAGAAACAACTTGAGATCTACCTTCTTGTTCGTTACCAAGAGGTTGTCCTAAATAATATTCTAATGACTTTTTTCTTTTAGCTACAAGTTCTCCACCAATATAACCTGATGCGTTATGTATTTCTCTGCTTACTACTGATAATATTTCTTTTTGTGATTTTTCTTTATTTTTCATACTACGTATTTTGTATCTATATTAATTGGTTTATCCCAGTCTGATGTATCAATTGGGTCGTGTACACATCCATATCTAAATGCATCACTTGCGTGTGAACACCAGTCATGAAGTGGTTTGTTTTTAAATACTTGATTCTTGTCGTCCCATTGTTTTCGATACTGTCTTAAAGCATCTAATCCTGTTTTACATTTTACTCTGTCAAAATAACAATTTCCTAATGTATTTCTTACAGATTCAATTCCATGATCTACTTCTAACTTAGGTGCTACCTCAAAGTCAATACCAAGTTCTTGTGAAACTTCTAATCTTGACTTACCTGTTCCAAGCTCTCTCGCCATAATATCGTGAGGTGCTATATGTCGACTATATGCATAGTCTTTTTCAGTTAGTATATCAGCATAGTGTGCTAATGATTCACCTGAAGTTTCGTAATAATCTATTAAATGAATTTCAGTTCCAACTCTTTGTGCAAACCATATTGCAGTTGAATCTCCAATACCTAAGTCCCACCAAGTTTCTACACCTACTGATTCATCATAAGGTACTTCACCAATTCTTTTTTCTTTATCTGCTTTAGTTATTAACCTTCCAAAGTAACTTCCTGATACTGCTGCAGTAAATGAACATTCAAATTCTTGTTCGTACTGCTCAGGACTCATTATATCCTTAGCTTGTTGGAGCTCGTCATCAGGGATTACTCCTGTTTCAGATGCTCTGTATAATTTCCCATACCAATCTTTATGACCACGTTGTGCAAAATCAAATACTTCCCAGAACTGATTGTGTCCCATTGGAGTTCCAATAAATAAAACTGATCCTAGTTTATCAGATACTGCTGGTCTAACAATTTCGGTCCATACTCTAGGGGACATGATTGCGTATTCGTCCATAACAACTTTATCAAAACCCATACCACGAATACTATCTGGATTATCTGCTCCAAAGATTTGAATACGTGAGTGATTGAATAGATCTATTCTTAATTCTGTTTCATTTCTACTACCACCAAATTTCATTAAAGGTTCTGTGTAGAATTTTAAATATTCCCAAGCGATTGATTTACCTTGTCGGTAAGTCGGAGCTATGAATGCACACAAAGATCTTGGTTTGTCTGCTGCTGTTTTAATTAATTCGTTAATAGCTAGTACTGATTTCCCAAATCGTCTGTGACATACTAGAACACTAAATCTTTTAAGTGAGTTATGAACGTCTAACTGATAAGGTCTTGGCTTGTAAGGTATTTCTATCTTAGCGACTTTTTTATTAGTCGTCTTTTTGCCAGGAGACTTTGATTGCGATTGGTTCATCTGTTCCTATTTTAGATGTTGTTGACGCTAACCTTGGGTGAACGAATGGTGCTGCCTTTTCGGCTGCGTACATTTTACGTTCAGGTGAGCTCATAGGATTGTTTAACACAGCTAATAAGTAATCCAAAGGAGAATGTTGATATTTCTCAGCCATCTCCTGCATAGACTTCCAATTCTTTTTAGTCTTAGCACCTAAAGGTCTACCAGAACCTGGTCTTTTACCACCATGGTTATCTGATGTTTTGCCCTCTTGATCTGGTAATTTGTTATCTTCAACCATTATGTTATTTTTCTTCCTCTTTTGTCAAATTGTCTAACATTAGAATATTTAAAACTTTTAGCTTTTCCACCTTTATACAAAATAGTACCTGCAGTTATTCCAAGAGTTAATGGACTTACTGCAAACTTAATTCCTTTTTTTACTATAGTCTTAGCAGCCTTCTTAAATACAGAAGGTTTTTTCTTTGGTGTTTTACCAAAACCTTTATCTCCACCTATAATCATTAGTAACCTCTTTTAACTTTTTTACCTGATTTTTTAGCAGCCATCTTAGCTTTTTTTTTACCAGCTTTTGTATATGGGTACTTCTTTTTTCCTACCATTGGCATAATAATTATCCTATTTTAATAAACCTTGTTGTGCAGCCATTCTTGCATTAGGCATAGGTACTTGACCTTGTTGTGGTCTCTTACCCATATTAGCCATTTGCTGTTGAGCTTGAGGATTTTGCTGCTGTAGTAATCCTTGTTGCTGTTGCTGTTTAGCCATCTCTGGCATAATCTTAGCTTTAATAATTAATGATAGTTGCTGTCCTTCTTCTGGAGACAATCTAATCATTTCGTCAGCTAGTTTTTCTAATTTTTTATCCATATTAATCTCCAAATCCAAAGTATGTAAATTCTCTTTTGCTTTTTTTAGCCTTATTTAATCTTGTTTTTATTTCTAATTTTGAAATATCTCTTGTTTTTCTTTCTTTAGCAATGGCTTGCATCTCTATTCTCATATTTTGATTTTTTCTAGCCATTGGTGTTTTACCATAAGCATATGCTCCTGCTGTAAAGATAGCTGCAGGTATAGCTAATGGTCTTACTTTTTTAATTAGCTTTACTGTTTTCTTTTTTACTATTGGTTTTTTCATATTATTTCTTTGCTAGTTTATCTTTGTTTATGCCTTTTTTAATAATGTAGTCCTGTGTGCCATTAGCTCCAGTTTCTACTTCTTTTTTTAACACTTTGAATAATTCTTGTCTTTTTTTTTCTCGTGCTTGTTGTACTACATAAGCATTAATAAGTTTAGTATCTCTCATTAGCAGTTCCATGCTCTTAATGACTTATTGATTCTTGAATTAGGATCTCTTGCAGTCTTAGCAGAGGTAAGTTTCTTTTTCATGCCACTCATTCTAGCACAGAATGACGCACGTCTTTTATTCCCTACTTTTTTACTAGGAGCTTTTAATGTTCCTCCAGTCTGCTTCTTATAACTAGCTCGACCTTTAGCATTCAACCCACCTTTTGGGTTTTTACCTTCTTTTCGTTGCCATGCTGCTGTTTGTGCCATTATACGCTAGATTTGTAGTCTTTAAGCTTAGCTTTAGCTCTAAACTTAGGATCTTTTAAGTTCTTTACCAATGCATCACGTTTCTTCCAGCTCTTTTTTAAAACTTTTGCTGATAGTTCCTTGATAACTGGGAATTGTAAATATGATCTCATGATTATTTTCCTTGTCCTTTATATCTATTGTGACTTTGCTGTAGTTTTTCCGATTTCGATTTCGATTTTTTGTGGATTCCTGGTCTTTTCTTAGGTTTATCTCTAGGTATAAAGCTGCTAAAATTCTGCTTAGCCATTAATCGTCAAGAAATGCCATAAGTGATGCACCAGCTACTGCTGAGCTAGACTTAGGATTCTTCTTGATAGTTTTTCCTACCATTCTAGAGCCTGAATGTACCTTTTTAGATACACCTGTAATTGCTTTAGATGTTCCAGTAAACCCTGCTTTTCCTGCTTTATCAGCTAGGTTAGTAGATACTTTGCCAATCTTACCTTTTGTCTTATATAGTGTCTTTAGGATTCTTAATCCTATTGTTCCTGCTGCTGGTATCATAATGATGTCCCCTTTGTTATGGTGGTGTACATAACCCCCCTATAGTCAGATAGTTCTACGACTATCATGACGATGGGGTGAATCTAAAACCCACCTTAATTGTTATTGTTGTTAGTTCTTCAGCTCACTGTTGTTCGCTGTCTTTTATTAAGTTCTTGTTAGTCAACTGATAATCGCTGTCGCAAGTGACAGCGTTATAAGTTGTTATTATATATTGGTAGTTAATTAACCTTAGCTTGTCTATTGATTAATTGATTGCCGATAATGATTTAACCTATTGATAATACTAGACATCTTGATTGCTAGTGTAATTGATAGCAACGTATAAAGTACC